TCCGGCCGCGCCTGGTGCCCGAGATGTCGCTGCAGGACGGGATCGAGGCCGCGCGCCTGGTGCTGCCCAAGTGCTGGTTCGACGAGGAGGTCACCTACGACGGCGTCGACCACCTCCGGGCCTACATGCGGGAGTGGGACGAGAAAACCCAGACCTACCGCAACCGACCCAAGCACGACCAGCACTCGCACGCGAGTGACTCGTTCCGGTATCTCGCGCTTGCTGCGCGCCCGGTGATGGCGAAATCGCACCCCGGTCCTAAAATCTCGACACCTGTGGTCAAGAGCATGAACTATGCGTTCGCCCTTGACGACATCTGGGACTGCGGTCCCCAACAGAGCACAAGGATCGGGTGATGGAAACCAACGCCAAGATCACCAGCGCAAGCGATTTCCAAAGCACCCCGGCGGGTCTGGCGCAGCGTTGGTCGACTGAGATTCAGGCGTCGCAGCAGGAGCTGATGAAGTTCCACACGGACGCCAACCGTATTACGCAGCGTTATCTGGACCGGCGCGATGCGTATGCGAAGGACGAGAGCAAGGTCAACCTGTTCTGGTCGACGATGAAGGTCCTGCTGTCGATGCTGTACGCGCGGCCACCCAAAGCCGACGTCTCGCGCACGTTCCAGGACTTCGAGGACGACCAGGCCCGCGTGGCCGGGTTGATGCTGCAGCGGATCCTCAACCGCGGCTTCGACGAGAACGTGTCTGTCTGGGACGCGGCCGTGCGGCAGGGCATCGAGGACTGGCTGATCGTGGGCATGGGCCAGATCTGGCTGCGCTATGAAGTCAAGACCGAGCCCTACACCGTTCCGGCCGTGTTCGACGAGTTCGGCGTGGAGCTGCAGCCCGAAACCGAGGCCGAGCGGATCGTCGACGAGGACGCCCCGGTGGACTACATCTACTGGGAGGACTTTTTCTACTCGCCGGCGCGGACCTGGCCCGAGGTGCGGTGGGTCGCCCGCCGCGTCTGGATGACCAAAGACCAGCTGGTCGATCGATTCGGCGAGGAGATCGCCAAGATCGTCCCGCTGGGGGTGCAGGTCAAGAAGGCCGACGTCAACGACCAGTCGCCCAAGCACGACCCGTGGTCGAAGGCTGAGGTGTTCGAGATCTGGTGCAAGGAGAACAAGAAGGTCTACTGGTACGCCAAGGGCGCCGACGTCATCCTGGACGTGAAGGACGACCCTCTGCAGCTCGACGGGTTCTTCCCGTGCCCCAAGCCGCTGGCGGCCAACGTCACCAGCTCCAACTTCATGCCGCGTGCGGACTACATCTTCGCGCAGGACCAGTTCAACGAGCTCGACGAGATCAACACCCGCATCACCTGGCTGACCCGCGCGGCCAAGGTCGTCGGCGTGTACGACAAGACGGCCGACGGCGTGCAGCGCATGTTCCAGCAGGGCGCCGAAAACCAGATGATCCCGGTCGACAACTGGGCCCTGTTTGCGGAGAAGGGCGGCATCAAGGGCCAGGTCGACTGGGCCCCGATCGACATGGTCGTCAACTGCATTGAGCGCCTGCGCCAGTACCGGCAGGACAAGGTGATGCAGATCTACGAGGTCCTGGGCATCTCCGACGTGATGCGGGGCTCGAGCCGCGCCAGCGAGACGGCCACTGCGCAGCAGATCAAGGCGCAGTTCGGATCGACCCGGATCCAGCTGATGCAGTTCTACATCGCCGACTGGATCTCGCAGGCGCTGCGGATCAAGGCCGAGATCATCTGCAAGCACTGGCAGCCCGAGACGATCATCAAGCGGTCGAACATTGAGCGCACGCCCGATGCGGCCATGGCGCTGGATGCGATCGCCCTGCTCAAGGACGAGCACATGGCCCAGTACCGGGTGAACGTCGAGGCCGACAGCATGGCCGCGCTGGACTGGGCCGCCGAGCGCGACGCCGCGGTGCAGTTCATGCAGGGCCTGGGGGCGTTCATCTCCCAGGTCGCGCCGATGGCGCAGTCGGTGCCCCAGGCGGCGCCTGTGCTGCTGTCGCTGCTGCAGTGGAGCGTGTCCAAGTTCCGCGTGTCGCAGCAGATCGAGGGCGTGCTCGACCAGGCGATCGGCGCCCTCAAGCAGCAGGGCATGCCCCAGCAGCAAGGGCCCAGCCCGCTGCAGCAGGCTGAGGTGGCCGAGAAGATGGCCGGCGCCAAGGAGCGCCAGGCCAAGGCCGTCAACACCGAGATGGACGCGCGCATGAAGGCGATGCAGATGGGGATGCTGCAGCCGCAGCCCCAGCTCCCGCCGGCCGCTCCTCAGATGCCGCCGGTGGGCGGCGCGATGCAGTGAGGTGACGCATGGAAAAAGCAAACGAGTTCGTCACCAAGCTGCTGGCCGATCGGTCGGCGGCGCACGTGGCCCACTGGCGCACCGGCAGCTACTCGGCGCACGTCGCGCTGGGTGAGTTCTACGACGAACTGTCGGACCTGGTCGACGGGTTCGTCGAGCAGTACCAGGGCTACTACGGCAAGCGGATGGAGCCCAAGGTCGTGGGCCTGGCGGTGAGCGCTGACGGCATCGACGACCTGCTCGAGCTGTCGTGCGAGTGGATCGAGGCCAACCGCTACAAGGTCTGCGACCGCGACGACACGTCGCTGCAGAACACGATCGACGAGGTCGTCAAGCTCTACCAGACGACCCTCTACAAGCTGCGCATGCTCAAGTGAGGACGCGATGCAACCACAGGACCTGATCAACGCCCTGCGCGACCGCGCGCGCAAGTTTGTATCCCTGGACAACCCCGAGGACGGTGACCTGGGCGACCTGGCCATCGACATCGGCGCCGGCTTCCTGCCGGTGGTCGGCACGGCCACCAGCGGCCGCGACTTCGAGCGCGCGCGCCGCGAGGGCGACAAGCTGGGGATGGTCCTGTCGGCGGCCGGCATGGTGCCGGTGGTCGGTGGTGTTGCCGGTGCGGCCAACAAGGCGCGCAAGGGTGGCAAGGCTACCGAGGAGACGGTCAAGGCGCTGCGCAAGGTCGACGACGTCGGCTATGACCGCGCCAAGATCGCGGCCAACTATCCCGACACCGCGCCCCCTGTGCTGGCCAAGGACCCCAAGACGGGCAAGGAGTTTCTGCAGAAGCAAAACTCTGCCGAGGCGATGGCCGTCGAGAAGGTGCGCAAGGCCGCGCAGAAGGACATCGACAAGGGCAACTACGACCCGTATTTCAAGGTCGAGGACCGTTTCTACGCTGACGCCAGCAAGTATCCGCTGCAGGGCCGCACCGTCACCGACGCGCTGCCCAAGAAGCAGGCCACGATCGACAAGTACACCGCAGAGTTCGACACGCCGGAGGCGCGCGAGCGCCTGACGACGGCCTTCCGCGAGGGCAGCAAGGACCCCAACGCGAAGGACTGGTACGCGATGGGCCAGCTCGAGGCCGAGTTCATCAAGGAGTTCGGCGACAAGAAGGGCCGCGAGATGTTCAAGGAGCGGTTCGCCGATGCGATGTCCGCGACCACTGGCGGCGCCGACCCGACGGCCAACCTGCTGATGTCAGCCTACGGCAACTTCCTGCGTCAGAAGGGCGTGCCGCAGCCTAGCGCTGCGTATGAGTTCCCGTACCCGATCGGCGGCCGCTTCGCGTCTGGAAACATGGCCATGTACGACAAGGTCATCAACCAGGGCGCTGGCCTGCAGGCCGCCAAGACACCCAAGCGCTTTGACTTCTCGGCCAACTTCATGGGCCACCGCGATCGCGCCACGATCGACGAGCAGATGAGCGGCGGTTTCCGCCCTGGTCTGCTGGTGCCGCCGGGTGATTCCTACGGCGTGTTTGAGAAGGTGGTGCACGACCTGGCCAAGGCCGAGGGTGTGCAGCCGGCCAACTTCCAAGACGTGGCCTGGAAGGGCCTGAAGGGAGTGCCCGGCAAGCCGATGATTCAGCACGTCAACGAGGCCGTTGAGCGCACCGCGCGCGTGACAGGCAAAAAGCCGCAGGACGTGGTTCGCGACAGCCTGGTGCGTGGCACGCATCCGCTGTACAGCCTGGGCGCTGCCGGCATCGGCACCGCCGCTTTGGCAGCCGCGCTGCGCAATCAGGAGGAGGACGAGTTTTGATCGTCCAGGTCAATCTTGAGCTGTTTCGCGGCATCGAGCAGCTCGGTGCCGAGCTTGCGCTCTAGGTGCGGGTACATGTCACCCGTGTCAACCATCAGCGACGCAGCCTCGAGCAGGGCAGACCAGGTTTTCCTGGGCGCCCGCACGACGCGCGTGCCTACGACGATGATGACGTCATCCATGGCCATCTCCTTTTCTGCATATCGTTGAGAATACCACAACATGACTAGACGCCGCTGGATCCAGGACCGCATCACGGGCGAATTGATCGAGGTCACGCCCGACTATCAGCCCGAGCTGCGCACCGATTCTGGCGCGCTGTGGGGAGATCGCAGCTATGACGGGCTGCGCGCCACTGACGGCACCGACATCAGCTCGCGGACTAAGCACCGCGATTACATGAAGGCCAACGGCCTGGCCACGGCCGACGACTTCAAAGAAACCTGGGCCAAGTCCCAGCAACAGCGTGACCACTACCGACAGCACGGTGGCACGTTCTCACGACGCGACGTAGAGCGCGCGATTCAGCAACTCCAAAACAGGCGATAACCCATGAACGGACCCACGACACTCCGCGACGAGATCGAAGCAGCGATAGAAGAAACCGAGGCGCCTGCGCAAGCTGCAGCGCCGGCACCGGAACCTGCGGCACCAGCTGAGGCTGCACCGGCTGCAGAGCCTGTTGCCGAATCTGCTGCCGAATCTGCAGAACCTGCGCAGAACCTGGATGCGATGGCAGAGGGCGAAAAGCCCGCTGATGCCCAAGACCTTGCTCAACAGCAGCGAGATGAAAACGGCCGATTCAAGGCGAAGGAGGAGGGCATCCAGCCCGGCCCCAAGTCAGGACCGCGGCAGGCTGGGGAGCGTGCACCGGCATCCTGGCGTCCTGATGTAAGGGAGCACTGGGGCCAGCTGCCCGAGCCGGTGCGCGCTGAGATCCAGCGCCGCGAGGTTGAGGTGCAGCGCACCCTGCAGGAGTCGGCCGAGGCCCGCAAGGCCTACGACGCGGTGATGCGCACGGTGGCGCCCTACGAGGCGTTTATCCGCGCCGAGGGCTCCAACCCCATCCAGGCGATCGACAACCTGATGGCCACGGCGGCCAAGCTGCGCACGGGCACCGCGCCTGAGCTGGCGTCGATGGTGGCCGGCATCGTCAACCAGTTCGGCATCGGCCGGTTTGGCAATGGATTCATCCAGGCCCTAGACGCCGCGCTGGCTGGGCAGTCGCCGGTAGTTGACCCGCAGCAGGCCGCGATGGAGCAGGTGCTCAACCAGCGCCTGGCGCCGGTGCAGCAGATGCTGACGCAGTTCCAGCAGGCGCAGCAGATGCAGCAGGAGCGTGTCGCCCAGGCGGCTCAGTCGGAGGTCGAGCAGTTTCTGGACCGCGCCGAGTTCGGCAACGACGTCCGCGAGGACATGGCCGACATCATGGAGACGGCCGCCCGCCGCGGTCAGAACATCAGCCTGTCCGACGCCTACAAGAAGGCCTGCCTGATGAACGACCGCGTGCTGAGCGTGCTCAGGGCGCGCAAGCAGGCCAAGAGCGCCCAGACGCAGACCCAGGCCGCGCAGCGTGCCAGGTCGGCCGCGGTGAGCGTTTCCGGCTCGGCGCCGGTGGGCGCTCTGCAGCAACCCAGCACTGACGTTCGGTCGGCCATCGAGGCGGCCATTATGCAAAGCGCACGGTGATGGATAATTCACACCACAGGGAGGGGCAACCTTCCCTTGGTGTGCCCAAGCACCCCAGCCACCGCAGCTCCTGGGAGACGCCAAGCGTCCCACCCACGACATAGACGGACTGAGATCGGTTCGCGTCGGCGCATCTGAAATGGTGGGCGAAAGCCCGTAACAACCCAACTCAGATGAGGAGTTAATCATGGCATTCCCAAATGTCTCAGACATCGTCGCAACGACGATTCAAAACCGTTCGCGTCAGATCGCGGACAACGTCACCAAGAACAACGCCATCCTGGCCAAGCTGAACCAGCGCGGCAACGTCAAGACGATCTCTGGCGGTAACGTGATCTTTGAAGAACTGTCTTTCGCTGAGAACGCGAACGGCGGCTTCTACTCGGGTTACGACCTGCTGCCCGTGGCCGCTCAGGACGTGATCAGCGCTGCTGAGTTCCAGATCAAGCAGTACGCCGTTCCTGTGGTGATGTCTGGCCTCGAGATGCTGCAGAACAGCGGCAAGGAACAGTTCATTGACCTGCTGGAAGGCCGCCTGAACGTGGCCGAGAGCACGATGATGAACGAGCTGTCGCAGTCGATCTATTCCAACGGCACCGGCTCCGGTGGCAAGGAAGTGACCGGCCTCGACGCAGCTGTGCCCAGCGATCCCACCACCGGTACATACGGCGGTATCGATCGTGCCACCTGGACCTTCTGGCGCTCGAAGTTGTACGACTTCAGCACCGCCACCGGCGGCAACGCCACGGCGGCCAACATCCAGGCAGGCATGAACAACCTGTGGGCCCAGACCACCCGTGGTTCTGACCGTGTCGATCTGATCGTCATGGACACGAACTACTGGGCTCTGTACATGGCCAGCCTGCAGGCTCAGCAGCGTTTCACGTCGCCGGAAACCGG